CGTGGCCAACCAGCTCGGCCTCATCGATGACGACGATCCCGTCGAGGACACAGCAGGAGACGGAGAGTAGACGGTCCGGACCGGGACGCCTTCGACCATACCAGGGACGTCCCAGCCCGAGCCGTAGCGTGAGGGAGAGCAAGGGAGGCGCGAGATGGCGGCAACGTTCGTCGTAGAAGACGGAAGCAGCAAGACCGATTCCAACTCCTACCTGTCCGTAGCCGACGCGGACCAGTACCATGAGAACCACAGCGGCTCTACCACGTGGAGCGGCGAGACGCAGGCGAACAAGGAGAAGGCACTTCGTCTTGCCACGCAGTACCTCGACATCGTCTACGGGGATCAGTGGGAGGGCGTGCGGTCCGACGTCGACCAGGCGCTCGACTGGCCTCGCTTCGACGTGACGACCCATGACGAAGACGACTGGTGGGAGTCGGACGAGATGCCGCAGCCGCTCATGGACGCGTGCGCCGAGCTGGCGCTCATCTCCATGAGTGAGACGCTGCTCCCCAATCAGTCTACCTCAGGAACCGTCAAGAAGTCATCCGTGCGCGTCGGTGAGCTGAGCGAGAGCATCGAGTACATGGGCGGCAACTCACCGTTCACTATGTTCTCCGTGGTAGAAGCGCTCGTCTCTGAGCTGATCGAGCAGGCCGGCACTATCGAGAGGAGCTAGGTCGTGGCGACTGCTCTAGACACAAAGCTGCGCGCGGTTGCGCTCAGGCTCATAGACGACTATGGGCAGGACGCCATCTTCGTAGTGCCCACGACCTCCACCTACGATCCGGATACAGGCGCGACCACCGAGACAGGCCCGACGGAGTACACCGAGAAGATATCGCCGCCGCGCGGGTACAAGGCGAACATGATCGACGGCAACGTGGTACAGCGCGGTGACAGGCAGGCGTACATCGCGGCCAGCGGCCTGGCGTTCACGCCGGAGACCGGGCTGGAGGTCAGGCTCACCGACGCCGAAGAGGTCTGGCGTATCGTCGGCGTGCAGGAAATATTCAGCGGTGAGCAGATCGCGGTCTACGTCCTACAGATGAGGCGGTAACCGATGGCAAGCAGAGTGGGCGCTGAGCTGAGTAGAATTGGCAAGTCAGGCGCTGCCCGGCTGAAGACGAACATGGCTACCTTCAACGCGGAGGTAACGCGGTTCGCCGAGAAACTCTTGCCGCGGCAGCTGGTGGTGTTTCATAAGAAGCTCGTGCTCCAGGCGATGAAAGGAATCGTAACGAAGACACCGGTCGACACTGGGCGCGCAAGAGGGAACTGGCAGGTTACTGTTGGAGCACCGGCAGTCGGTATCGTAGACGGAATCGACAAACAGATCAAGACTGGCAGGGCGATTGCTATGAGAGCACTGGCTGGGCTGCGCCCGTTTACAATCGTCTGGATCACGAACAACTTGCCGTACATAGTATCCCTCGAAGGCGGATGGAGCGACCAAGCACCTATCGGCATGGTCGCCGTGACCATCGCAGAGATGCAGACGATGTTCCAGTAAGGAGGCAGTATCATGAGCGGCGAGAAGTGCAACAACTGGTTGAACGGATGGGCACGTGTAGTGCTCATGCTCGTCGTAGCGGCCGTCGCGTCCGTGGTCTTCATGTGGACGAGCCAAGCGAAGCAGGACGAGAAGATCAACGAGAACACGCAGGCGCACGCCGTCTTGCAGGAGCGATTGAAGTCGATAGACGAGAAGCTTGGCGAGATCAAGACGCTGGTCGAGAAGAAACGGCGCTAGGGGGCAACGATGGCGCGCGCGAAACGGCACAACCGAGAGGGCCTGGCGCTCATAGAGGCCGCGGCGATAACGCGACACCTTCACAACGAGCTGTCGAAGAAGATGGTCAGGCGGCTCAACGCCCTGCTGCACCGCGCGCTCGACGAGTATGCACACCGTACTGGGATCGAGCCTGCCAAGATAGACGCCGACATCGAGAAGCAGGTGGCCAAGCTGCGCGACCGATCTATGGGAGGTGCCTAGATGCCAATAGACCCGCCTCTCGTCTCGGCATCCGTATCCGGCACGACGGTCACCGTAACGCTCACTGGCCTGGCTGCCCGCTACCGTACCCGCATGGAGACAGACAAGGGCGTGCAGGAGACAGAGGTCTCGCGAGTAGGTGCCGGGACTGTCGCGCTCGGGGGTGTGGCCTACGGAGACCACATCGTTACAGCGTGGGCCGTGGACGGTGCCGACGACCCACTAGGCGAGCACTCCACCACTATCGCGAGTGTGCAGCAGGTGCTCGACACCACGCAGACCTTCGAGGCCGTGGCCAACAAGGTTCGCGGCAGGTTCAAGACAGAGGTCGCCGATGACGCCCCGTGGGGAGAGATAGTGGACAAGATCACGGTGAGCGTCGATAGCACGGACAACTCCTTCAATGACGCTATCGAAGACCTCAGCGTGTTCGTCGCGCGCCAGCAGATACTCGTCACGGGCTTCACCGATCCAGCGAACAACGGGTACTTCACAGTGGTGTCCGCCGCGGCAAACAAGCTCGTCGTGACGGACGGAACACTCGTAACCGAAGCCCTCGGAGACACAGTGACGATCAAGAGTGCGTTGCCAACGCAGTACGACAACGACGGCAGCTTCACTCGCCCGAAGGGTGCGCCGTGGTGCAGGTTCACCGTGCTGCAGGGCGAGACGGCGCAGGTCACGGCCGGCGGCTTTAAGCGGTTCCGCCAGCCCGGCGTTGCCATCGCGCAGCTCTTCATGCCGCTCGGCGAGGGAGACAAGCGTGGCCTGGAGCTCGCGGACGCGGTCAAGCTGGCGTTCCGCTCGGTGACGGCCGCGGGGGTGATATACAGGTCGCCCTCGGTGCAGAACATGGGCAGACAAGAAGGGGAGTGGCAACTCAACGTGAGCTGCCCGTTCTTCGCGGATGATCTGGTGTAGGAGAGAAGGAGGTTCGTGATGACTACCGCAATCGCAGACAGGATGGCCATGAGGTTCATCCAGGAAGAGACGTTCGGCACAACGCCGGTTGCCGAGCTACTCGCCAAGACGACGGTCGACGCGGACAATACCGCGGGCGACGTATACCGGGACGAGGCGGAAGACCTCTCCGTGTTCACGGCCGGTCAGACCGTGCTGGTGAGCGGCTTCACCGACCCAGCGAACAACGGGTACAAGCGCGTCGTGTCCAGCGAGACACCGACCGGCTCCTATAACGCGGCAACGATAGACGCGGTCGCCGCCGACGACAGCTACAACGACGCCATTGAGGACCTGAGCGGGTTCGTTCCAGGCCAGTTCATCCTCGTGGCGGGCTTCACCGATCCTGGGAATAATGGTATCAAGACCGTTGTCAGCGCCACGGCAAACAAGCTGGTTGTCGCCGAGGCCCTCGTCAACGAGGTGCTCGGCGACGCCGTCACTATCGTCTCCATGAGCGAGATGTACGTGCGTGAGACGCTGGTCGACGAGATCAAGGGCGACAGTGTCTCGATCAAGAGTGCCATGATGGGGCTGCGCTTCGTGAGCGAGTCGTTCAAGCAGGAGACGAGCGTTGCCGAGTCCGCCGAGATTCGCTCCGACCGGCAGATCGCCGACGTGAAGCGAACATCTATCAGCGCGTCCGGCGACATCGGCGTCGAGATGTCCTACGCAGCGTACGACGAGCTGCTGGAGGCCGCGCTTATGTCTGCAGCGTGGTCGGACGAGGCCGAGGACTCCGGCATTACGTTCAGCACGTCTAGCGTTGACAACTCGATCAACGACTCGGACAATAACTTCGTCGTGGCAGGGTTCCTCGTAAACCAGTGGATCGAGGTGCGCGGCTTCACTACGGCCGCGAACAACGGTTACTTCAAGATCGTCAGCGTCGTGGCCGGTAAGATGGTCCTATCCGGGGGCACGCTGGTGACTGAGATCGCCGGCGACACCGTCACGGTAACGATGGGGCCGCAGATCGTGAACGGCACCACGAAGCGATCCTTCACCGTCGAGAAGGAGTACACCGACCTGAGCGGCGTCTTCGCCGCGTTCACCGGGATGATGGTGGACAAGCTGAGTATAAACGTTGCGGCGGAGGCGGTCATCACGGCGACGTTCGGCCTCGTCGGCAAGGAGGAGGAGTCGAAGACGGCCACACTGTGTACCGGAACCCCGCAGACGCCAGACGAGAACGACATCATGTCTGCGGTGGATGAGGTCTACGCCGTCCTGGAAGACCTGACCTCCGTTGACGTGACCGCGCTGACGATGGAGGTTGGGAACAACCTGCGCGCGATGATGCAGGTCGGCGAGCCCGGTCCTGTCGGCGAGGGTGCCGGCAAGATTAGCGTGGGCGGTACGGTGCAGATGTACTTCGAGACGGCATCGCTCATAAACAAGTACCTCAACCAGACCCCATCACAGGTCGCCTTTATCCTGGAGGACGGTGCCGGGAACGTCTACGTGGTCGACATGCCGCAGGT